CCATATTCTTTGGCGATCAATTCGACACTCAAGCAAATCAGCTCTCGTTTTCTCCTCAGCTTTCAGCAAGTCGCTTCGTGATTGCTCTTGGTACTTTTCTTGTCGCTTCCAAAGCACTCCGACCACTGTTGTTAGAGCACCGACGACACCTGTTCCGATGATGTAAACCAAGCTTTCTTGCGTCACTTTACCAACCCTTTCGCCTGCTCAAAAGTGAGATAGCCGACATGATCCTTACGCTCCGAGCCCTTGGAAACCTCGAATCTCGGAGTCACTGGAAACGGATGATCCTCAACAATACCGACTTGCCATCCTGCATCCAAGAACTTTTGCATTTCGCACCGCTTCCATCGCTCGCATGGTGGGCAATTCTTGGAAACGAAAACCAGAATCTCGATCTTCAACGGCTTGTCGCTTGGGCTTGGTATCGGTTTGGGATCGTCAACCGGAGCGGGTTGAACCGTTACAGAATCTCGAACAGTTGCGACTTGTTCAACAATGTCGCTCGATGGAATATCGCATTGAGTCGGATCGGGCTTAGATCCATTGAAGAACCAACCAAACAAGCAAAGCATTATACAACAAATCAAGATAGACTCCCTTCGTTCATTGCTCATCCTAATGGCCTCGCTTCCTTCCAAAGAACCCGATTCGGGCCAGGGGTCAGCAAGTCGCTCATCCCTACAATGGAACTCCATTTGTGCTTGCAAAGCTCGTCAATTACCTTTGGAGCAACTTCCGTCCAAGAGTCGTTTCCGTGACTGTTAAGCCGCCAAAGGTAGTTCCTGCCCTGTCGATCGACCCGCCTTGAGTAGCCTAAAAAAGCATAGGCATGGCCACCATCGCGATTCGTAAAACTTACCGACTCAAGAACCCCATTTCGTCCATAGAACGAATCGTTCCAGGGAGTGCCAGGATAAACCGTTCCCGCCTGCGATGCCAAGTATTTGAAAATGTCGTCGTAGGATTCGAGCCACGCATGGGAGCGAATTCGAAAGCCTTGAGGCCTGTTGGCGATAGCCCGCATTTCATCAGTTACCAAAGTTCGGGCGTTGCGCGGGTATGGGGTCTGATACGGAAGATGCTTTAACTCTAAGTAGCCTGCTTTTGCCACCTTCAATCCGCTGCTAATCGTTGAGCCCTTATCGCTTCCTAGTAGCCCGTCGAGCCGCTGTGCCTCTAGGTAAGCGTATAGCTGGCTGAACTGCCGTTCGTTGCTCATTGAGCCTGTCACGAGCCCCCAAAGGCCCTCGCCATTGTTTGTGTTACCAAACCCACCGCAAGAGCCCATGTTGGCTTGGTCGTCGTGCCTTACTAGTGGCCTTGGGTCGATCTCTTCGGGAACTTTAACGTCGCTGAGTGCAAACAATACCGGGGTCGCTGTGTTAGCGATCTCGTCGCGGTTCTCGATGGTTGGGTCGTAGCCGGTAAACTCAAATTCCATCGATTCGATCCTCCAATCTTTCCACAAGATGCCCGATTGCAGAAATCAATTCTTCAAGGACACAGTGAATCAATATCAACGGCATGAACGGCAAAAAAGCGACGAACAGCAAGCACTTCAAACCGATTTTCAAGGTGTCTTTAATCATCCCAAAACACCCTCTTGGTAAGAGTCTTGATGGCATGGCTGATAACGGTAGCAGCACTATCGACAATCAAGCCAAGCACCAACGCGCCGAAGCATACTCCAGAAGCAATCGCGAAAGCCGACAAGATGTTTACCATGCTTGAGTTATCTCCCGATTAATCTTGGCGATCTCTGGGTCGTAGCCTGTGAATTCAAAGTCACTCACTTAGAACCGCCTTCCGATTTTATCCATGCCGTGCATTCGCTCCAAGCGATCCAGCCGCTCGCTGGTTTTGCTTGCAACATAGGCATGGATTAAAAATTGAAAAACTACAAAAACCGCAACGATAATCAAAAACGACGATAGCGTACTAAGCAATCTTTCACTGCAATGGGCTGTGCCCCACAAGCCATCGACGCGTTTGTCAATTCGCTCAAGTTCTTTCTGCCTGTCCATTACCTCCCTGCCTCCAGTGCGAGAATCATTGCTTCGAGTCGCTCCATATCGATCCGCAAGAGTCGGCCATGTTCCCGAACTTCGTCCCAGGTAAAGCCCTGGCGGTACTCGCTGAGAAGGTTTAGGTTTTGTATGGCCACTATTTCGCGAAGACTAATCATTTACCAAGCCCCCGCTATTTCCCGATTGATCTTGGCAATCTCGCTTTCCTTACCCGCGAAGCTTGCAGGGAGATCGAGCTTGTCGATGGCTTCATATACTCGATCGAGTGCCTCACGTTGCTTAGCCCCTGCGTTATCCGCGATGAACTTCGTCCATTGCTCTTGATCCTTAATCTCGCCCGATTCGATCTTGCTGGCCGCCTCTAAGAACGCTTGCTTGTAGGCCGATCGGATGGATGGTAGCGTCTGAGAGACGACCGCCTTTAGTTCCTTAGGCTTAGAATCGCTCGACGGTTGCTGATTACGCAACATCGCAAAAACCGCCAACGCCGCGACGATCCAAGGCAACCAGTTTTCTTTTTTCTCAGCCATCAATCCATCCTTGTGTATCGCCCGTCTCGCTCCGACTAACCCGCTTGTAAGGAATTGAAGGTTAGTAGGTAGTCGTTGCGATCTGGGCTTAGTCTTGGTCGTCTTCGTCTCCGAATTCTCCAGCATCGTAAGCAACTTGGAGAAGATAGCCCATTGGCACGTCCGCAGGGTTGTAAGCCGATAGATAGCCGTTGTCCTTGGCCCACTTCCACACCTTAAAAGCCAACTGGATCAACGCAACGATCAAAGCAATCGTCGCTGGATCAATGCCGTAGACGCCTCTGAGTTTCGACCGAAGGATCCTTCGAGCCGTCCGAGTGTTGCCGTCTGCTTCGGAATATGCTTGAGCAAAGTCGCCTTCGTGCTTCTTACCGAGCTCCTTCAATCGTTCAAGTAAATTCACTTGGTCACCTCTGGTTTTGGATCCACTGGACGAATCGATTCACCGACAATCCAAGCACCGATGGTGTAAACCAAAACCTGAATTTGATCCTCAGATAAAGGGACTTTATCTTTGAGGACGACAACGGCAATGGCCGCAGCCGCGACCCAAAAGCGTTTGGACTTAAAAAGACTTTCCATAATTTTGACTCCTTTCCCGCATTTTAGGCTTGACCCGCTGAAATTGCAAGCAACCGCCCTAATTTCGCTTTAGACGCTCGATAACCATCCTGCCGACATATTCCGCAACCTGCGGAACTACTGCGTTTCCGAGTCCTCTAAGTCTGTCCACCCTAGCGGGAATCCCATTAGCCACTCGACAAATATCGGGCTCAACTGCCCACCAGCTTTCATAGCTAACGTCTCTGAATTGCGGTTTAATTCCGATGGGCTCTTGCCGTTGTCCTTGTGCATCCTTGATGTTGGTGTCGGCCACATCTTCACCGCATCGTTTATCGTCATTTGACGTTGAGCACCGCTTGGCCTGTGTGTCGCTTCCGGGTCTTTTGCTGGCCCTCGATTCCCGCAGTTCGCATCGGGTGTCGGAAACAGTACAACAAACTGAGCTAGACCCTTTTGGCACAATCTGCCAGTCTCGTTGTCGTAAAGCCTCTGGTTGAAATGTTCCGGCGTTTGTCCATTCTTGTCCACCAATCGATCCGCTTTCATGCCTGGCTCGTTTGCAGCTGGCGTAGGCAAGAATGAACACCCTGTCCCTGATATGCGGGGCGCCAACGTAGGCAGCCGGTATGCAATGCCATTCAGCATCATACCCGACCTCGGCCAGCGTCCCGAGAACTCTATCCAGCCCCCGAGTAAGCAACGCTGCCACGTTTTCCAAGACAATTGCTCTCGGTCTGAGTTCTCGAACCAAGCGAACGGCCTCAAAGAACAATCCGCTTCGCTCTCCGTCAAGACCTGCCCCGAGTCCGGCGTAGGAAATATCTTGGCATGGGAAACCACCGGCGATGATGTCAACCCGCTCAAGGTTTCGGGCTGAACACTCTCGGATATCTCTTTCGCGATGGACTTTCGGCCAATGCTTCGCGAGGACTTTTTGCGCATAATCGTTTATCTCCACTTGCCATTTACATTCCATACCGCAACGCTCAAAACCAAGATCGATACCGCCGATCCCTGCAAACAAACTGCCAAACGTGATAGGGTTCACTTGTTGCCCCTCCTGCGCTCCCGAGCCGCCTTAGCTGTCTTTGGTCGCTTCTTGATCTTTCGTGGCAGAAACAGCCCTAAATGCTCGTTTACCGCCTCGAAAATCAGTTGGCTTAAAGTCACGTCCATTTTGGCCGCCTGCTTGTCCCACGCCGCCCAAGCTTCCTCCGGTTGGCTGATGTTTTTGCGTTGCGTCATTGTGTTACCTATACCGCAAAGAGTTGAGGTTGATCGGGATCTTCTTTCCGCGAAGT